AAGGTCTTTTCCCTTGAGGTCATCTTGTTTTGGGAATACTTCGACCTCGCAAGTGGCGTACCCGGTTCGTACGTCATCGTTCTTCGGTCTGAAGAAGTTCTTGCCTCGCATCGGAACGAACTCGTTTGTGTAGTCCACTACTTCCATTGCAGCGCCGCGAACGTCGTGAGCCGGGGCTGCTCCCGTGAACCCGTAGACGTGGATACCTTTGTTCCCGCTGTAGGACACCGCAACTGGGATGCCAAGCACAGCGACGGTGGCTGTTGCCAGCAATTCTGCGACCCCCCTCATCTGGGCCACGAGAAAGCGCCGCAACTCTGGCGGCGCTTTGGGGTGGAGCCAGGCCTCGCGGGGCTGGAGTGGCTTTGGCTCGACGTTGACCGTCATACCGTTCTCGTCAATCGGTAGCCATGTCGGTTGCGAGCGTTCTGACTTTTCATTCCATTTGGTCAGGTCGATGTCGAATGCGAACAACTTGCAATTGCCATCCTGCCCAACGAGATAATGACCGAACGATTTGCGTCCGGCCACATGGTCTTCGAGGTCTGCGCGGGTCCAGGGCATCCGCTCGCTGTCGGGCCTGCCTGTGGCTGTGACGGGCATGTAGGCACCACCCTTCTGGATTGCCTTTACATCTCTCCTCTGGATGAACCTGCTTGCAAGCAGGTCTATGAGTTGCTTTGCGTCATGCTCCATGCGATTTCTCCTTGGCAGATGGTACAATGCCTCCCGCGCCGAGTGCTTGCAATATAGGCTTCCCGGCGTGTTGACCAACCCTAGCACTGACCTACGTTTCGGGTCGCGTGGTCGTTCGCGTGGTGCTAGGGTTGCGAATGTGCCTTGGTCGATGGGAAATGCCTCCCAAATGGGCTCCGCGAACCCCCCTCAAGGGCTTGAGGGGGGTTCGCTTCATTCTGCTGCGTACCTAGTGCTGGGTTCGCCCTGACACCTACGTGCTACTGTCTTGGGCATGACGATTGAGACTTGGTGGCGCAACCCTCGTGCTTACATTAGAGAGATCGTTGAAGTACGCCATCCTTTGATCGTGTGGGACAAAGGCAGTTTGGTAAAGCACCGCATCGATCCGGTGAAGTTCTTGGATCTGCACATCCCGACTGACATGCATTACCGGATGCTCATCGTGGGGAACACAGAGCAGGGGTGTGCGGAGGTTACGCGCGGAGGTGATCCGGAGAAGCCGGAAGCTGTCTATCCGGTCTGGAGTGCGGAGGAGGAGAGCCTCGAAACGCTGGAGGAAATCATCCAGTACCCGGCCGGCGAGGACCCGGAGACTTGCGAGGACGAGGCGTGTCCCCGCGCTTACCGGCCGGTGTTGGGCCAGGAGCACCGCATCATCATGACTGATATTCCGAAGCTCACCACAGGGCCGGGTCGTAAACTCGTTCGCATGGTCGCGGAACTCCAAGAGGAGTATCCCGATGTCATCCTGCATCTCCACGCGACCTATTCGTGGAAGGCGATGTTCGCCCACGGGTTGCGCTCAATCGACTTCGATGGACGCACAAAGGCGGCGAAGGGGACGGTTTCTCTTCCGAATGGTCGGGAGATTCGTTACCAACAGGCAGGCGCTCATCCCCAGTGGATAAACTTGTTGGGATACAAAGCTGTTGACTTGAGCATTCCTCGGAATCGCTGCATGTACAACATGAAGAGTGCTTTGTGGGCAGCGAAGCACTACGACGAAAACTTGAAGTTCAAGACGCGAGGGTGGACGGCTGTCGATGCGCATACACCGACGGCAAGCCTCACGCCTGTAGAGACGAAGACAAGTAAGAGTGTAAATCTTGCTTACAAGCCTGGCGATAAGTTTACATGCGATACTTGTAGTGTTTCTGACGCTTGTAAGTACTATCGACAAGGGGCGGTGTGCAGCGTGCCTGATTCTGAACCCGTAAAGCTCGCGTCCTTCTTTAATACTCGAGACAGCGACACCATCATCTCTGGTCTAGGCGCTCTGCTTGGCAAGCAGGCTGACCGTCTAGAACGAGGCATGGAAGATGAAGAGTGGAGCGAGGAACTTGACCCAGAGGTAAGTAAACTCATCAACAGTCTGTTCAGCAACGGCGTGAAGCTGGCGAAGCTGACGAATCCGGAACTCAGCGGCGGTACGAAGGTTGGCGTGTTCGTGAATGGTGGACAGGGAGCGCAGGTTGCGGTTGGGTCGAGCGCGAGCCAACTGACTGCCTCCATCGTTCGTGAGCTTGAGGAGAAGGGCATTCCTCGCGAGGACATCACGCCAGAGATGATCAGTCAGGTGCTGGACCCCAATGCTAAGACCCAGCCCGCTATCGATGCGCGTGCGGCAATGGAGATTGACGGTGACTGAAGATAAGACGTTGCTGCGCGAAGCTCTAGATATCATCGCTGCCGTCAAGAGCGCACACATGGGCGGGTTCACGCTTGACTCGGATGATGTGGCACACATGGGCGAGTTTCTTGAGAAGTCAAAGCGGTTCGCCTGATGGACACTTCCAAGATTGTCGAGGAACTTAAGTTCCTATCTGATAATCCTCAGTTCGAGGAGCGTCCAGCAACACTTCTAGAGTTTCTTGGGCCTGACTACCTCGGCATCGAGGACAGGGTGCGCGCCAGCATCAAGCGCGAGCTGTCCATCATCATGGGCGACGAGGTCAACCCGGAACGTCCGACTGCGATTCAACTTGCGATTGTGACGGGTGGGATCGGCATCGGGAAAACCACTGTTGCATCCATCGTGCTCCCGTATCTGGCGCACTGGGTTCTGTGTCTGAAGGACCCGCAAGGGTTCTTTAATCTGCTACCGGGAAGCCGCATCGCGTTCATGCAGATGTCCACTTCGGAGGGACAGGCTGCAGAGGTCGTGTTCGGGGACATCAAAGCACGTATCCAGTACTCACCCTGGTTTGCCAACAAGTACCCGTATGACTCGAAGTTCAGTAAACAGTTGCGCTTCCCGAAAGACATCTGGGTGCTGCCGGGAGACAGCGCGGAAACGACCTTTGAAGGCTACAATATCTTAGGGGGCATCCTTGACGAGGCAGATTCGCACAAGATAACCAAGAACAAGGATTACGCTGATGCGGGTTACATTACGATTAGTTCCCGTATCACTTCACGGTTCGAGGACAAGGGCTTTCTGCTTGTTATTGGCCAGATGAAGAAGGGCAACGGCTTCGCTGCTCGCAAGTACGAAGAGTTCAAGAACCGCGACGACGCCTACGCGGTGCGAATGAGTATCTGGGAATCAATGGGTTGGGATCATTACCGTGACAAGACTACTGGCGAGGTGCCGACGTTCTTCTATGACGTGAAGCGCAAGATGATCGTGCCGAAGGGCATTAAGACTCTCACTGGTTCAGAGCACGTCATCGAAATCCCGGTTGTGTTCAAGGGCAACTTCGTCAACGACCCCGAGAAGGCGTTACGAGACTTGGCGGGAATTCCGCCCGCTGTAGGCGATCCGTTTATCAACCTCGTCCACAAGATAGAAGAGGCGAAGGAGCGATGGATCGACCGCCACAACACTGATGAGTCTCCAGTCGACGCCGAAGGTCGCATCGCGCCCTGGTTCAAGAACACAACTACTAGCCTTAAGCGGGTTGGTCATTTGGACCTTGCCTACAGTGGACAGGGCGACGCGCTCGGGTTCGCGCTCGGCCACGTACGTGAAGTGGTGGAAATCGATGGCGAACTCAAGCCTTACATTGTCATCGACTTGCTTTACCGTATCCAGGCCCCAAAGGGAACTGAGATCTTCTTGGGTGATGTGCGGCGCTTCATCTACAGCCTCAAGGATGATTACAAGTTCCGCATCGACAAGATTACTCTAGACTCCTTCCAGTCAACTGATACTCGTCAGCAACTCAAGAAAAGGCGCATCCCGACTGACACTCTGAGCGTTGATAAGGATGTCCTGCCATACCACGATCTGAAGGAAGCTCTTTACGAAGATCGTATCGAATTTCCGCCTTACATGGTGAAGTATAAGCGTGGTGACACGAAGACAGTAGATATCCTCTACAAGGAACTTACCGAACTTATCAATTCTGGAGACAAGATCGACCACCCACCTGATGGCAGCAAGGATGTTGCAGACTCGGTAGCCGGTGTGGTCTGTACTCTGATGGGTGATCGCAGGTACCACAAGAAGGTCACGAACCTGAACGATTACCGGGAGCAGCGTGAGGCCGTCGGGCAGAGTCATTCGCCCTTCGGTGACCCCACCCTGCAACATCCGGCGTACAACGGCGGTCAGGACATCCCTGCCGCTCCGGTCCCGCCCCCGATGACACGGGGTCCGTTCCGATAGGAGAAACACATGGACAAGCGCCAAAGCGGCCTGTGGGCGCCACCGAGCAACCAGCGCCCGTCTACCTTCAAGAAGGCTGACCCGCCCGTTACGGGCGAGATTGGCAAGTGGCAAGCCGAGGGTCTGCAGTTCGCATCGCTTCCCGGTGGCGGTGTGCTGCAGTTCGACCTGAGTCGTCTCACGCTCAACGACTATCGCCAGATGCGTGACCATTATCAGATCAACGCGAACCTGAGTTTGCTCACTTTCATGATTCACCAGATTGACTGGAAGATCAAGTGTGCTGACCAGAACATCGCTGACGAGATCGAAGAACAGCTTCGCCCGCTGTGGACGCAGATCGTGCGCGGGTTCTCGCAGGCGTTCTGGAGTGGGTTCAGCGGGATGGCCCTCCAGTACAAGAATGATGTAGCGAACCGGAGCATTGTCCTCGACAAGGTGAAAGACCTGCAGCCGGAGACGACGCGCGTCAACTGGAAAGAAGTCACTGGCTATACGCCTAGTCGCGGCGCACCCAAGACCAAATATAAAGTCTACGACGGCATTAAGCAGGAGGGTTCCAGTCATCCCATCCCTGTTGAGAACACGCTTTGGTACCCACTCCTTGCGGAGAATGGCGACTACTACGGCAGGAAGCTGTTGCGCCCTGCGTTCATCCCATGGTTCTTCTCGATGTTGATCCACCTCTACGCGAACCGCTACTTCGAACGGTTCGGTGAGCCGCTGCCCATCGGTCGCGCTGACTACGATGCAGAGTTCACCATCGGGGACCAGCAGGTGTCCGGCCGCGAAGCCATGGAGAACATCCTCATGGCACTGCGGTCGCGCTCGGTGGTGACTTTGCCATCCGACCGCGACGAGAATGGCAACTTCGATTTTGATCTGGAATATCTCGAATGCGTTGACTCTGAGACGGAAATCTTCACTGAGCGGGGTTGGAAGCGCCATGACGAGGTCGTCGTGGGGGACATGGTGCTCACGCTCAATCACGACACGGGCCTGAGTTCATGGCAGCCAGTACAGAAGATGAATGTGTTTGAAGTCGAAGACCGCGATGTAGTTGCGATGGAGGGTTCTACTCATTCTTCGTTGACAACTGAGAACCACCGCTGGCCGGTGCTGCACAGCTATAGGCGCAAGGGCGAGCGTGTGATTGAGCGCGAGTGGAGGTACACGTCCACGCTCGACCAGCGGGACCGCATTCCATTGTGCGCCGAGCACGATGGGTTCCCCACCCAGGCAAAGTACGATGACGACTTCGTTGAGTTGGTCGCCTGGTACTGGACTGAGGGCTACATCTACGTCACAGGCAACTACGTCAGCATTTCCCAGAAGCGTTACCCGGAGCGCATCCGTGGTGCGTTGACGCGATTGTTCGGCCCAGCATCCGAGAAGTTTCCGCGTGCGGGCGGCGGCAAGATGGATGGTGTGCCACGCTGGCGCGAGAATGGCAAGACTAACGACGAGGAGAGCCGGCAGTTCTTCCTCAACTACGAAGCAACCCAGATGCTTAATGAGGTTGCGCCAGGCAAGATGCCATCCTATGAGTTCATGCTGTCACTTACACGGGCGCAGCTTGACCTCTATATAGATTCCTCGCTATTGGCGGATGGCAACGTGACGGACCGGCAGACGTTCTTGATGCAGAAGAGCCACGAGATGGCGGAGCGGTTCCAGTTCGCTTGCACACTCGCTGGTCACGCGACCTCGTTCTACGAGCTGAAGGAGAAGCGATACGAGAACTACTCGATGTGGGTTGTGAGCGTGCGACGCAAGAAGTATGTCAATCCCGTTCAGTCGGTTTCGGCAAATGGTCCTTTCAGCATCGAGCATCGTAAGTACACGGGTGTCCTGTGGTGCCCAACGACACAGAACAGCACTTGGCTGGCTCGGCGTCGCGGGACCGTTTACTTCACTGGCAACAGCCAGATGCGCGGCGCAGACTTCGAGAGGTATCTGACTAGGCTGGACGAGGAGATGTCGCTTGGGCTCTTTACGCCGATCCTGATGCTGCGAACTTCGGATGTGGGTAGCTACAACTTGGGCATACAGCACCAACAAGTCTGGATGTGGATGCTCAATGCCATCGCCGGCGACATGAAGCAGTACCTAGACGACTTCCTTATCCAGAAGCTCAAGGCCTTCAACTTCACGCCGAATGCTCCACGCGCTGAGTGGGTGCCGCGTCCGCTGGGCAAGCAGGATAGTGAGACGATGCGAGCGGTTGTCTCGGCACTGATGCGTGACGGGATGGTAAAGCTTTCGGACCTGGATGAACTGGGTCAGGCGCTTGGGATGAGCATCGAGGAGATCAAGGGAGCGGTCCATCCGCAGCAGCAGGACGACCCTGAGCCAACGGGCGGTGATACG